CACCTCAGTGAGTCAGCCGTGTCATTGGAGCGTTTTGACCTGCAGTTTGCTTCTGCCATTTGTTTCAGCGGTTTACTTCCGCTTTGTCGCCCTACTCCTGGTTTCGCTCCAGCCAGTCGTGCACGTCATTGGCGTCGAGTGGAATACAAGTGCCCAAGTCACGCTTGAACGCACTGTTCTTCTCGACAGCCCGTGTGCCGTACGAACCAGTCTCCAGGACCTGGTTCAGCCAGTCCGAGCGGTAAGGCGTCGCATGGCTACGAATGGGGGCGTTTGGCCCAGGTGCGGTGTAGTGACGAGAGACGTGCTCACTGTCGCCATCACCGATGTAGGCGGCCAGATCCACACGGAATCCCTTCTCCAGTGTGCCCGCATACAACGCCGTCTCGATGCGTACTTGCTCCACTGGGTTGATGCCCGTACGCGCACTCATGTACGCGCGTGCATCCATCGTCACTTCAACCGTCTTCTCCCACGGGCGGTCGAGCATAGCAGCCATCAGCCGCTTGCGCTCGTACCCACTCCGGGAGAACTTGGTGACGTCGGTGGTGTTCACACCTGAAGTGAGACTCAAAATGCGCAATGCAAATGGGTACACGATGGGGCAGCCCTTGTACACCGACGCATAGGACATGGCCTTTGCGCGGATGTGGGCCAGCAGCTTCGACCGCTTAGCTCCCTTCAGGTGTGGGGGAACCCACGTCAGGTTACGCAGCACTTTCATTGGGTCGCACTGAATGAGATCACTTGTCTTACTGCAGCGAGTGCCGCAGTACGACGCATCACCAAAGTGATCATGCACCTCAAACTTGAGACGCAGACCTAAGTCGGTGATGAGATCCTCATTGAGTGCAGTATACTTCGTGATCCCGTCGTCGCCCTCGACGAGCCCGGAGAAGTACTTGCCCCAATCAGCCGCCAGCTCCTCAGCTGGTTTGGTCGGCTCCTCCGACCGCGCACGCAGGTACGTGAGCAGCACGAAGTTCAGGTAACCGTTGGCCAGCGACGTCCACAGCGCCCCACTCATGAGACGCTCTTCGACATGGCCAGTCATGGAACCGAACTCGCACTTGTTCGTGCCCGTGCACATCCGCTCAATGAGATCTGTGATCGCAGGGGGCGCACCCTGCAGGACATGCTTCATCATGTCACACGAGATCTGCATCAAGACACCGCGATGGTGGCCCTCCATCGACGTGAAATCTGTCTCCATGACACGTTCATCGCCGAGGCGCTCACGCATGAGCGCTGGGAGGTCCTTAGGGTCGGTGCCCTTTGAGAAGACTGGGAAATGCGCGAAGACGACCTTCTCAACTTCCTTGATCCACGGACCAA